TTAATCAGTAATGATGACATTTGCTGCTGCAGGACCTTTAGCACCACTCTCTATAGAGAAGGTAACCTTTTGACCTTCAAATAAGGTTCGATAATTATCATTCTGAATCGCAGAAAAATGCACAAACACATCTTTACTACCATCAACAGGAGAAATAAAGCCGAAACCTTTATCAGCGTTAAACCATTTTACTAAACCAGTCATTTTATTTGACATTCTACATTCCTTAACTTGAGCCTTTCGGCATAAATGGTTTGCATAACAGAAACGACTTCGTACTTAATTGGAGAGACTCAAAGAAGGAATAAGTGAATAACACCTGAAATGAGAACTGCTTTAGTAAACTACTTCGTATATCGTCTGTTCTTCAAACCGACGCAATCATTAACGCATAGTTGAACATATGAAGCAATGTTTATTTTAGACATCCAGCCATCTTCAACCCCATCAAAAAACTATAGCTTTCTTCAGGAACGTGTGTATAGTGCGCCAAGTTATCAGTATTAAGGAATTTTTTTGTCCCGTAAAATGACAGGAATTGTCAAAACCTTTGACGGCAAAAGCGGCAAGGGTCTTATCACCCCATCCGATGGTCGTATCGATGTCCAGCTTCATGTTTCAGCGCTCAATCTCCGCGATGCAGAAGAAATTACCACCGGATTACGCGTGGAATTTTGCCGGATAAATGGTCTGCGTGGCCCTTCAGCTGCCAATGTTTACCTTTCATGAGCTATATTAAAGCTTTAATTTCAGGCCCCATCGGATCACACATGGAGAGTTTTTATGAATAACCCCGTCTGTCTTGATGACTGGTTGATTGGCTTTAAAAGCTTATGCTGTACTTTGGCCGTAATAGCTCTGCTAATAATATAATAAGCAGACTCATTGTGTTTAGGGACATTGTACTGGAAGAAAACATTTTAAACATCAGGCAAATAACCAAGTCACCAGCTAAATAATAAGTTAACAGACATGAGTCCCGGGATGAGATTCAACATTACCATTGCCCCATTTAAAGCACAAAACCCGCTCATCAGCGGGTTTTCTACTTTTTCTTAACGTCGGGTATACAAAGCCCATCGTTGAAAAAATTTTATCCATATTTTTTGAAAAATGCAAACATCATGTCGCCATCTTCAGCAAAAATCATTTATCTCGTCACCTTCCTCAATTGCGCTTCCGCGTATGCTTCTTCCTGCCAGCACTTTGTTACCAGTTTACCAATGACGTCCGCATACCCCTTATACCACTGATAATCGGTCAGGTCTGGTACCAGCTTCTGGACATGACGTCGTGCCAGCGTGGTCGGTAAACGACTAAACCGGTTTCCATTACAACGCCCACAAATCTTATATACCGGTACGCCATGAAACCGGGTTCTTTTTTCATCCAGAACAATCCCTTTACCCTTACACCCTCTGCACGCTGTGCTGGCTTCGCCCTTACCATGGCAATGCTGACATAGTTCCTTCACCCATTCTTCCTTGATTACAGATTCCCCGCGTCTGTAGTGTTTCACCACTTCGCGCAATACATTATAAAATCCCGTACCTGAACAATGCTCACAGCGAGCCTTACTTGCCGCAGACCTGGAGTAATCAGCAAAGGCAAAACTCACGAGGTAAGGAATAATCTGTAACCGGATTTCTTCACTCAATTTGTTCAATGTCGGGTTATCCAGTGCCATCGCGTAATTTAGCAGGCCTTCAATCGCAAACTGAGGGTCCTGTACACCAACTTTTGCCAGAAATAAGGCCAACCCAAGTGGTGCTTTCGACTGCACCATCCCCTGCGCTGCCATTACATCCGTAATTGTTAAACAACCGGTGCCTGTCGCTGGAGCGTCATCGCTCAATTTTGGAGATTTTGGGGAGTAATATTTTGGTAAGGCTTCAAGGTTCATGCTCGTTCTCCACTTACGCCAGTACGCCAGTTGCCAGCGCGCGATCGATAAAACGAAATATCAGCTCCAGTTGGGAGCCATACTTCTCTTCAAATGCCACTGTATCCGTATGCAGCTCGTTGTGATGCTTTCTGCACAAAGGCAACACAAAGAGATCATGTGCTTTTGTCCCCATTCCGCCCTGCCCGTGACCAATCAGATGATGCGGATCGTCGGCTGGCATACCGCAGCAAGCACACGGCTGTGTCTTAACCCAACGTGTGTATTTCTCCTTAACCCAGCGGCGACGTTTAGGCAGCTTCATGAAAGATTCCGGAGACTCTGGATCAACGGTGATGCTTACCACCGTCTTTTCCTGTGGTGGTTTTTGTTGCTGGTGGGCGTAAGGCAACGGTGCAAGATTTTTTGTGCGTTGTTTCAATATACTGGTGGCGGTCTGCTCTCCCGGTACGATGTCGCTTTCGCGGTACACCGAGCAGATTTTTTCCGCTGGTAATCCCAGCGAACGACGCGATACAGTCTCAGGTAGTGCATCCACCACCTGATTGCAGACCGCCCACCAGGATAATTCAGCCAAAGATAATTCCCGCTCCTGCGTACCGCTTATTGCGTGACGGATGACGTCAATCACCCATGCTGTCAGATTTTGTTGAGCAAGCAGCTCCAGTGATTCCGATGTCTGGTCACGCAGTTGGTTGTCGCAGTGCCAGCACAACACCATTACGCCGGTACCATAACGGTGAATGACTGTTTCAGTGTGATGGTAATCGCCATTAGGCCACTGGCAGGATGTAACATGACGTAATAGCCAGTCAGACAATGCGCCAACGCCGCCAGCAGCACGAATCACCCGTTCGTTACTAAAAAACGGCAGCAATGTTTTGTCTTCCGCCAGCGGCTGGCGAACGGCAGGAACGACTCCGGATGGCAGATTACGCATGCTTTTTGGCTCCGGTTCCACCAGCACTCGAGGATTATGAAATATCTGTATGGATTCACGGCCCGGCTTAAGGACCACCAGCCCAAGCTCAGGCACCAGAACAGGTCTAAGTAATACCCGCACGTTACCTCCAGATCCGTTGCTGGAAAGTGCGGGACGCACGTGGTGGGCGTTCGGAATAAGGCAGCCTGACAGAGATTATCCAGTGCCGATAGTCGAGACTGAGAGCTTTCTTAACCTCGAACCCGCGCCTGCGGTAAGAATGAATCAGCCATTCGGCCTGTTCTGCAGTGCATGGAGGGTGCTGGAACCATTCAGACTTGAATGCGTGAGAATACCGCTCGTGCGTGCAGGCAAGAACGGGCGAATTATCAGAATTGTAATATTTTGCGTTGCGTGCCATCGGTTTTCTCCGGTGGCACGGTGTTACTCAGCGGGAGTTCAGCCCCGCGCAAGATTGTAGATGAGTTTATTCTTCTGAAAAAGCAGAAAAGCCAGCTTTTATTCCGATCTCTTTCAATACCTGTAATGAAGTGACAAACTCACCTTCGCGCAAGATAAATCCGTCCGTGACCCGAGCATCCACAAAATTAATTAACGCAGCCCCATTCTTTCGCAAACACAGAATGCGGTAATGACTAACAATGTTTCCATTTTCAACGCACACAGCATAGAGGCCATCTTCACAAAAAATTTTACGCAGTTCTTCGATGTTCATCATCAGAATCCTTCCGGATAATTAGCTCTCCCCTTTAAGGGACCATCCCTCTTATCCCTGCGCGCTACTTAAGTATTTTTGATTCTATTCCGGCACCGTCCAGAACTTCAAACGCGTTGAAAATAAAAACAAAAACCCGCCGAAGCGGGTTAAGTGCGGGTGCGTTGAGGATGCCTGCCACATCAGAGGTGGCGAGGGATTTCTCCCTCGCCGGGTCTCTTACTCCTCAGGTTCGTAAGCTGTGAAGACAGCGACCTCCGTCTGCCCGGTTCGGATTCGTACCTCGCAGAGGTCTTTCCTCGTTACCAGTGCCGTCACTATGACGGTTAAACAGATGACGATCAGGGCGATTAACATCGCCTTTTGCTGCTTCATAGCCTGCTTCTCCTTGCCTTTCGGCACGTAAGAGGCTAGCCTACATGTGTCTAGCATGAAATTGGCCTCAGATTAATGTTAAGCGTCTTGCAGGACGCGTAATGTTAACTGGGGCTTTTCTCTATCTGCCGTTGGTGTTCATGCCCGAGGCAGATACGTCAGTGATTCAATACAACTATTGGGTATAGTTTCTCTGATTTTTTCTGTGGAAATGGGGCACAACCACTAGTCACCACCAGCACTTCTTTTAATACGCAAAGTCCGACACAAGCTAACCTTCTAGTCCGCTTTGAGCGAGGAACGGACGTTGTATAGGTTAGTTAGCGCATCCTCATGAATTGGTGTTCCTTAAGAGATTCATAACGAAGCGTTTGCATCGGCGGTAGTGTTTATAATCGGTATGAGCCCCCGAGAGGGCTCACATTTCAAATGTATTACGAGGTTACGCTCAATTAGGAACTTCTCATATGTTTCCGCGATAAATCACATTCAAAGCCCGTCGAGAGTAAGACATCAGTTCACCTGGCGTGATGGGTTCTGATGATGCCTGAGGGTTCGTGTCATGATGATAGCGACCAGCATAATTGTTAATTTCATTCAACTCAGGTACCAGTGATTTAGCGAAGAATAACGGATCGCTCGGTTGTGCTTGTGCAATCTGCGCTACTACCTCTCCAAACAGATTTCCCGGTGAAATTTGCCCCGGGAAACGACGATGCAGATACCCTTCAAGAAGCGGTCTGATCGCCACCGCCGTATCGTGAAGCTGATGATGAGCACCATCGGCAAATCCGCTCACCAGACGATGATTTTTATAGTAGGGAGATTCACATTCCAGATCGATATCTAGTTTATCCAAGCTACTGAAATCACCAGCAATGTTGACAATGCGTAAGGTTGAAATGTCCTGCATTTGAGTAGCAGGTATTTTCAGGAACTCATCTCGCATGGTACGGATAAAGAACAGGTCGTGCGCCAAGATGATTACCTGCAAGCTGCGAAGGTAAATCTGTTTAATGATGGTGATTGTGTGGTTCCTGCGATGATTGTCCAGACTACACATCGGATCATCAATCACTACAATTTTTCTCTCAAGATCAACGTCATGAAGCAACACTGAAATAAAGAATGCGAAGGCTAGCGTCCTTTTGTCCCCTTCACTCAATGAGCTCCGGAAACTGGATTCTTCTCCCGTTAGCGAAATCTTTTCCCCTCTAAGTTCAATTGCATATTCAGACTTAGGCTCACCGCCGCCAGCATAGTTATAATTAATTTCTGTGATGCGAAAGCTTGCACCAAACTTCATCAATAAATCATTGATGGAGGATTGATACTTTCCAAGGGTCGAGTCCATGATCGCATTGAGTTCAGCCCTCCGTGTTTCCTTCAGTTCAGAGGCAACCACTTCAGCAGTTTTAGCGGTCTGATAATCAGAGATAAAACCTACTATCTCAGGTGATAGACGAAGTTGTGTTGCTTCATACTGGGATAATGTAACCCGCAGGGTTTCTTCATTTTTGGTTTCAAGCGCCTCTTTATAAGCCTGAATATCCAGATTGGCAGCTTCCACGCCCGAATTAAAGATAGAAAGCTCATCATTGATTGCAGTTACTGCATCCGCGATTTCTTTTTCATAGTCGCCTTGGGTCTTTGCAAGCGGATCGTTTTTCTTGGCTTCCGTTAAGCGGTTCAGCGATGATTGAAGACCTTCCAAACTAGCTTTAATTTTATCTAAATCAGGGAGACTCACGGGCAACTGGAGACAATCTTTCCAATTTTCAGTCACTAAACCAGCCTGCTCAATCTTGCTTTCAAGTAAGGCCAGATTGAAAACGCGCATGGCAGTCGCCACAACTTTATCTAGGCCTGTGACCTGATTAAGTAAGGCTTTGTATGCAAGATTAAACCGCTCCCGGTAGTACCGGATCAGTTCAATACCCTCCAGGCTTTGCGTACAGAAAGGACAATATTCGTCTTTTATATAATCAAGGCCGTTGCTCGCCCATCGCTCAAAACCTTCGACATTGATATGGTCAATATGCGCACAGACGACCTCTTCTGCACCCGCACTGAGGCTGTCATAGCTAGCTGCAAGAGTGGAAAAAAAAGAACTGAAATCAGGAGCGTAAAGAGGTAACGAAAGATAACCCGTACGGTTGCGGATCGTCTCTATTCTTTTGCAGAGATCCAGTTCTGATTCGACTAATGCAATTTTTTCCTGAATGTTATCTTCCTGAACAGGCTTTATGTATTTTGCTAGAGTTACATTCCCCCGGGCTACTGTCAGCTTTTCACTTGCCAGTCTCGTAACTCTCTTGGCCTCCTCTGCCTTGTCTGATGCATCAATAAAAGCAGCCCTCGCGGCTACCGCATCACTGCCCAGCGCAAAACTCAGCAGTCGCTTTCTATGGCTAGCGCTGATTTCACCACCTGAGTAAACATTACGGTCAACAAAATCTAGGTCGAAGACGTGCACATCTGAATACTTACCATTCCATGTATCGTTATCGTAAATCGCACGATTTCCCTGCGAAAACTGCAGATGAATATTTTGAGGGGTCGTTTCCCCAATCGTTTTCCTGTGCCGTACAATATCTGGATTTAATTCAGTGTAGGAACGCAGAATTGACGCAAGGGTGGATTTACCACGCCCATTATCAGCATAGACAAAGGTCATTTTTTTAAAGGACATACCAGCAGGACGGATATCCTGGAATAAACCCACGCTGGTAATTTGATGAATTCTTTCAAGCATATAAATCCCTTTTTCTTCGCAATTTTTACCGCTGTGGATTGAGATTAGAACAAGATGAATACTAGTGCACCGTCCTACTAGGAGGATTTTTTCTGGTGTTGACTCCGTTTGGATGCAGTTAACATATCACGGTTCTGCTCCCCACAGATTGATGCAGATAGATGTTAGTAACGTCTGCTCCTGGCACAAAGCGGACAACCACGCCAGATCTACCCTGTGCCATGAAAAATGAGAATGTCAATTCACTCCTGAACTAATGCTTTTTAATCTAGTAACGTCTAAAATACCTAACATTATCCCTGATAAAATGCCAGTATGCGCTGCATAACTTCACTCATCCGGCACTCGCGACAGATTATGTTTAGGCGACTGTCGTAGCGACGTATTTCTCCGTCAGGTAATGACCAGATAAGGTCCGGATCAACCACAGATGTTTTCTTCGCCTTTGCCCTCGAGAGTTTTTTGCGGGCGTTTTGCCAGTCCTTACGAGCCTGTTCAGACGGGAATAACCCGTAGCCAGAGTTATATACATCACCACTGGCAACCAGCTCTCTGGCGAGAACGCTCATCAGATATCTTGTCGCACCTGTCTTGGCTTCCAGTTGCCGTAACGTCTCGCGCCCACTCCGGCGTACTAGCTCAACAACCTGCCCCTTGATTTTTTCCCGCTCTTCTTGTGTAAAAACTTTTGCCACAAGTCCCCCTTAAAATTACCTCATGACCTGAAATCAAAACTTATCCTCTGAAACCAGGCGGAATTTCTGTATCCGGTTCAGAAATATGATTAACACAACGCTGTACAGGTGAACGCCCCAGGCGGATGACCAGTTCGTCCCATTTTTCGCGGAGCTTTGACGGGCTCATGATGTTTTTTACCCAGAATGGATCCCGCTGTACCCGACCAAACATTTCACAAATTTGTCTGTGGCTTCTGCCATCCAGCATCCGCATTGTGCGCACATCATTGGCCCAGACAGTCCAGTTAGGCTCTTTTGGTCGCATGATCTCGCCATCATCACTTGCGGCCTGTTCGTAGAGACCCACGATCCGCCCCCATATCCACTGCGCACACGCCAGATCCTCCTGGCTACCCCACTGGCGTTTTTTCGCACTAAACACAACTGCGCCAGGGTGCCGGATTAAAAAATCCTGTTCAGCCGTCTGCGGGTCCGGTTGCGAAGCTTCCGGACGAAAAGTGTTTTTATTCTCTGTAGTAATCTCTGTTGTATTCTCTGTAGGATCATCGGGCCATTTTGACCCGATGACATTGGGTCGTTTTGAACCAATGGAGCGTTTCATTTTGACCTCTTCCATCGTGTCATTTTGACCTGATGGAGCGGCGCATTTTGAACCGATGGATTCGCTCAATTTGCCATCATCTAAAAGCTCGCTCCCATAGTTAATCGTGTAGAAATTGGTCATATCGCGCTTTGATTTATTGAGCTTTTCACAACGCAAAAGCCCCAGCGTTTTCAGACTTGCAAACGCGCGCTTTAACGTTGACTCTGACCAGAATGGGAACTGTTCCAGCCATTGTTCCGTTGTGTTGTAAATCCAGCGAACACCATCACATTCCATGCCGGAATTGGTATCTCTCAACCAGTAATGCAACTGCTGCAACACAATGGCTTCATTTAAGCCAATCTTCATCGCAAGCTGTGTGTTTATAACCAGTGGGCGTTCAGCAAAAAGAAGGCTCATAATTCCATCCAGCTTTTTGTTGGTATTGCTGTCGATACGCAAGTTTGAAAGCAATTGCTTTTTCTATAAGTTCGTCAGTTTCACGATCCACTACGGCAGGATCAGCAAAAAGCAGTCCGGACTCCACCACATCGCCATATTCTTTGTTTAACCCGGCGATCATGTACGTGATGCTTTTTCCGTCACTAATTTCACGATACAACCTGAAATCATTAATCCGGATAGCCTCCATAATTGCAGGCACTAGCGCCGTGAACTTTTCACGCTTATCCCTGGTGTCGATAGCCTTCCAGCGTTCGAATATCTTCACTCGATTAACGCCAAGCGCTCGCTGATCAACCGCGCCACCTTCATCTATGACACGCTGAACATCGATGTTCGGGCGTTCTTTCAGAGTCCAGAATGCTTCCGTGATTAATATCGTCGCCTGCTCCTGTGTCATTCCTGGTCGGCATACCCAGGCATCCAGAGCCTCACAAACCTGTTCAGGGGTGATTTTCATTGTTCAACCGCCCCGCCCGCTTTGCCTTACGATATTCGTCATAAACTTTGGGGTCGTACTGAAGTTCCCCGCCGGATGCCTCTTGCAGGCGCATCGCGCGACCTTCAGGAACCAGTTCACCCCATGCAGCAACACTTGCCAGTTTCACTCCTGCGGCATTGGCAAGCTTTGTTTTGCTGCCAAAAAAAGTAATTGCGTCAACTTTAAGCATCAAAGCCCCCTCTTGTTAGATATTTCTAACAGTAATGTGCGCGGGATACCTAAGTCAAGAAAAATTAGAATTACCTAACTATGGATACAAGAACCCTAGGCCAGCGAGTTCTGGCACGACGAAAAGAATTACGCCTAACACAACGAGAAGCCGCTCGCCTCGCTGGGGTAGCTCACGTCACAATTTCACAATGGGAAAGAGACGAAACCCAACCAGTCGGGAAGCGGTTGTTTGCTTTAGCTGATGCGCTGAAGTGCTCGCCTACATGGCTAATGTTTGGTGACGAAGACAAGGCACCAGTGCCAGCACAAGAACTTCATGTGGAAACCGAGTTAACTCCCAGCCACAAAGAATTGATCGAATTATTCGATGCTCTTCCATCCTCCGAGCAGGAAGCCTTGCTGTCTGAAATGCGCGCAAGAGTAGAGAATTTCAATAAACTCTTCGAAGAAATGCTTAAAGCACGTAAAAACAAATCAATAAAATAACACTCCTTTCAGACACTTAGATTCCCTCACTCTTCTTGTTAGATCAATCTAACAAAAAACACTTGCCACATCTGTTAGGTTATTCTAAATTAATCTCCATCAAGACACCGCACGGTGTTCTCAGCAAACAGTTCCGCTACCCCGGCGTTAAGGGGAAATGAGGTCAATATGGATACTATCGATCTTGGCAACAGCGAATCTCTGGTGTGCGGCGTGTTCCCCAACCAGGACGGCACGTTCACCGCGATGACGTATACCAAAAGCAAAACGTTTAAAACCGAAAATGGTGCCCGTCGCTGGCTGGAAAGAAACTCAGGTGAGTGATATGGATTTCGACACAATCATGGAAAAGGCTTACGAAGAATACTTCGAAGGCCTTGCCGAAGGCGAAGAAGCTCTCAGCTTCAGTGAGTTTAAACAGGCACTCAGAATAAGAATGTGCTCTCACAATGACGCGGAGCACAAATATGAGAAGCAAAATCAGACCGCAGAAAATTTTGTTCTGGAACCCGGAGAAACGCTTTTCAAAATTCCCGTTACGTGCCCCATTTGCGGTTTTACATCAGAAGAACTTGACGACTCCTGTAACAATCAGGAAACAACCAAGTATGTCGAAGATGATACCGAGTGCGCACGAAGAACGATTATATCCACGAGTCCAAACTCCAGGACCAATAAATCTCACTTTGAGAGGGTGATTAATCCACTCCCCCAAACCAATAAAAAAGATGCCGGAGGACAAAAAACCCAATGGAACAACGGGATATCTGTCAAAAAAAGACGTTCCATTAAAGACAAACAACGCAGCGCCAACAACTGTAAGCGCTTTATACCAGTAATCAATTTTCATGTTCTTAAGCGGATTTATTGGTGGTTGCGACATTGCTTAATGAATCCTTAAAACTGTGGTGATTTTAAGGATACCACCTCGCCTGACGTGGTTAAAAGCAGGCACACAACACGAAAGCGCACGGCGAAGTTCGTCTCACTGTACGGTGTCGTTAAATTTAATTCGACCGTGCGCTTCCGGTTGTGGCAACCCGCGAAATGGCGCGGCGGTAAGTATGGCGGGGTTATTCCTTCCCCGTAGAGGACACCGAGTTGTCAGGTTGACCATACGCTTAAGTGACAACCCCGCTGCAACGCCCTCTGTTATCAATTTTCTGGTGACGTTTGGCGGTATCAGTTTTACTCCGTGACTGCTCTGCCGCCGTTTTTAAAGTGAGTTTTGTGATGCGGTGAATGCGGCTAAGCGCACGCGGAACAGTTAAAACCAAAAACAGTGTTATGGGTGGATTCTCTGTATCCGGCGTTAATTGTTAACTGGTTAACGTCACCTGGAGGCACCAGGCACTGCATCACAAAATTCATTGTTGAGGACGCGATAATGAAAACGTTATTACCAAACGTTAATACGTCTGAAGGTTGTTTTGAAATTGGTGTCACTATCAGTAACCCTGTATTTACTGAAGATGCCATTAACAAGAGAAAACAAGAACGGGAGCTATTAAATAAAATATGCATTGTTTCAATGCTGGCTCGTTTACGTCTGATGCCAAAAGGATGTGCACAATGAATTCAGCATTTGCGCTTGTTCTGACAGTTTTTCTTGTTTCCGGAGAGCCAGTTGATATTGCAGTCAGTGTTCACAGGACAATGCAGGAGTGTATGACTGCAGCAACCGAACAGAAAATTCCCGGTAACTGTTACCCAGTCGATAAAGTTATTCACCAGGATAATATCGAAATCCCGGCAGGTCTTTAAAACAGTTCCGTAATAAATATCCGGTTTCATTCTTATATGCCAGCAATGGCAGGGATTTGTTCATCCTTAAATCTGTCATGAGGTTAAAACAAAATGAGTAAAGTCTTTATTTGCGCCGCTATTCCTGACGAACTGGCAACAAGGGAAGAAGGCGCTGTGGCTGTAGCCACAGCCATTGAAGCTGGCGACGAACGCCGTGCTCGAGCAAAATTTCACTGGCAGTTCCTGGAACATTATCCGGCTGCTCAGGACTGCGCTTATAAATTTATTGTCTGCGAGGATAAACCTGGCATACCCCGCCCTGCCCTCGATTCATGGGATGCTGAATATATGCAGGAAAACCGCTGGGATGAGGAGTCTGCTTCTTTTGTCCCGGTTGAGACTGAATCCGATCCGATGAACGTCACTTTTGACAAGCTGGCCCCTGAAGTACAGAACGCTGTCATGGTTAAGTTCGACACATGTGAAAACATCACCGTTGATATGGTTATTAGCGCACAGGAATTGTTGCAGGAAGACATGGCAACATTCGACGGACATATCGTTGAAGCGTTGATGAAAATGCCAGAAGTTAACGCCATGTATCCGGAGCTTAAGTTGCACGCCATTGGGTGGGTTAAGCATAAATGTATTCCTGATGCTAAATGGCCCGAAATTCAGGCAGAGATGCGCATCTGGAAAAAACGTCGCGAAGGTGAACGCAAGGAAACCGGAAAATACACGTCTGTTGTTGATCTCGCCCGCGCCAAAGCCAATCAACAGTACACTGAAAATTCAACAGGAAAAATCAGCCCGGTCATTGCTGCCATTCATCGCGAATACAAGCAGACATGGAAAACACTGGATGACGAACTGGCCTACGCTCTCTGGCCTGGTGATGTGGATGCCGGAAACATTGACGGCAGCATCCATCGCTGGGCAAAAAAAGAAGTTATCGACAACGACCGCGAAGACTGGAAGCGTATCTCGGCATCAATGCGCAAACAGCCTGATGCCCTTCGCTACGACCGCCAAACTATTTTTGGCCTTGTCCGTGAGCGTCCGATCGACATTCACAAAGATCCCGTAGCACTGAACAAATATATCTGCGAATACCTGACGACAAAGGGCGTGTTTGAGAATGAGGAAACAGACCCGGGCACTGTTGATGTTCTCCAGTCATCAGAAACACAAACTGATGCAGTGGAAACCGAGGTATCTGATATCCCAAAAAATGAAACCGCGCCGGAAGCTGAACCATCTGTAGAGCGTGAGGGGCCGTTCTATTTCCTCTTCGCAGATAAGGACGGAGAAAAATACGGTCGCGCAAACAAACTTTCTGGTCTGGATAAGGCACTGGCTGCTGGCGCCACTGAAATCACAAAAGAAGAATATTTTGCCCGAAAAAATGGCACATACACGGGCTTACCGCAAAATGTAGATACCGCTGAAGATTCAGAACAACCAGAGCCGATAAAAGTTACCGCTGACGAAGTAAACAAAATTATGCAGGCAGCCAATATCAGCCAGCCTGACGCCGATAAGTTGCTTGCTGCATCACGTGGTGAATTTGTTGAAGGGATTAGTGACCCGAATGATCCGAAATGGGTTAAGGGGATCCAGACCCGCGATTCTGTGAACCAGAACCAGCATGAATCGGAACGGAACTACCAAAAAGCGGAACGGAACTACCAAAAAGCGGAACAAAACAGCCCAAATGCGTTACAAAACGAGCCAGAAACGAAACAGCCTGAACCAGTGGCGCAACAGGAAGTGGAAAAAGTCTGCACCGCCTGCGGTCAGACCGGCGGCGGCAACTGCCCTGATTGTGGCGCGGTGATGGGCGACGCAACATACCAGGAAACATTCGATGAAGAGTATCAGGTTGAAGTTCAGGAAGATGATCCGGAGGAAATGGAAGGCGCTGAACATCCACACAAGGAGAACACTGGCGGCAATCAGCATCACGATAGCGATAATGAAACTGGCGAGACGGCAGATCGCTCAATTAAGGTGAACGGTCATCACGAAATCACATCCACCAGCAGGACGTGTGACCATCTAATGATCGACCTTGAAACCATGGGAAAAAATCCTGATGCCCCGATCATCTCAATAGGTGCAATATTTTTCGATCCGCAAACCGGAGATATGGGACCGGAATTTAGTAAGACTATCGATCTGGAAACTGCTGGCGGAGTCATTGATCGGGACACCATTAAATGGTGGCTTAAGCAATCACGCGAAGCGCAATCTGCCATTATGACCGATGAAATCCCGTTAGATGATGCACTGTTACAATTGCGGGAATTTATCGACGAAAACTCCGGTGAATTTTTTGTTCAGGTCTGGGGAAATGGAGCCAACTTCGACAACACGATTTTGCGCCGTTCATACGAGCGGCAGGGGATCCCCTGCCCGTGGCGTTACTACAACGATCGCGATGTACGCACAATCGTTGAGCTGGGGAAAGCCATAGACTTCGATGCCAGAACGGCTATTCCATTCGAAGGTGAGCGCCATAATGCACTTGATGACGCCCGTTACAAGGCAAAATACGTTTCAGTTATCTGGCAAAAACTGATCCCGAGTCAGGCTGATTCTTAATGTTCAACTGTCGCCGGTTGTGACTGGTATTCTGCAACCGGCGCTCGTCTGATGTAAGAGATAAAGAAATCGATGAGCGAAGTAATCATGATTGTCTCTCCCGGCAAATGGGTATCCGAAGAGCAGTTAATTGCGCTGAAAGGAATAAAAAAAGGTACGTTAAAAAAGGCCCGGGAAAAATCGTTTATGGAAGGAAGGGAATATAAGCATGTCGCTCATGACGGTATGCCATGGGATAACAGTCCATGCTTTTACAACCTGGAAGAAATTGATCGCTGGATTGAGCGCCAGGCATCAGCAAGACCAAGACGTCATCTTACTTGACTAAAAGCCACACTAACTAATGAGAGAAGTTGAAATGAAATATCCGACAGGCGTGGAAAACCATGGAGGGAAATTACGTATCTGGTTTGTTTATAAAGGCGTAAGAGTCAGGGAAAACCTGGGGGTTCCTGACACAGCAAAAAACAGGCGCGTTGCAGGTGAGCTACGCGCCTCTGTTTGTTACGCAATAAAAACTGGTGTTTTCGACTATGCAAAACAGTTTCCCTCCTCACGCAATCTGGAAAAATTTGGTGAGGCCCGACAAGATTTAACCATAAAAGAACTGGCTGAAAAATTTCTGGCACTGAAAGAAACTGAAGTCGCCAAAACATCACTCAACACATACCGTGCCGTCATCAAAAATATCCTGAGCATAATCGGTGAAAAAAATCTTGCCTCATCGATTAATAAAGAAAAATTACTGGAGGTTCGTAAAGAGCTACTGACTGGATACCAGATCCCCAAAAGTAACTATATTGTTACACAACCAGGGAGATCGGCTGTAACTGTAAATAATTACATGACAAATCTTAACGCCGTGTTCCAGTTTGGTGTTGATAACGGTTACCTGCCAGATAATCCGTTTAAGGGGATCTCGCCATTAAAGGAATCAAGAACCATTCCGGATCCTCTTTCGCGGGAGGAATTTATCCGTCTTATCGATGCGTGCAGAAATCAGCAAGCAAAAAATTTATGGTGTGTTTCTGTTTATACTGGCGTTCGCCCTGGTGAGCTGTGTGCACTTGGATGGGAGGACATAGATCTGAAAAATGGAACAATGATGATCAGGAGAAATTTAGCAAAAGACCGTTTCACGGTACCAAAAACACAGGCGGGAACCAATCGGGTCATTCATCTTATTAAGCCAGCAATCGACGCTCTCCGGAGTCAGATGACATTAACGAGACTGAGCAAAGAGCATATCATTGATGTTCACCTCAGAGAGTATGGCAGAACAGAAAAACAAAAATGCACCTTTGTTTTTCAACCTGAAGTGTCAGCGAGAGTAAAAAATTATGGTGACCATTTTACCGTTGACTCAATAAGGCAGATGTGGGACGCAGCGATAAAACGTGCCGGACTCCGCCATCGAAAATCATATCAGTCGAGACATACTTATGCCTGCTGGTCGCTGACAGCTGGTGCTAACCCGGCATTTATAGCAAACCAGATGGGCCATGCAGATGCGCAAATGGTATTTCAGGTATACGGAAAATGGATGTCTGAAAACAATAATGCACAGGTAGCTTTGTTAAATACACAGTTAAGCGAGTTTGCCCCAACCATGCCCCATAACGAAGCAATGAAAAATTAA